CTCCTTGATTGCATAGTCGTGAAATATCGCCCCCTTGCTTGCGTCACCAACCTTGCAGGACTTGACCCAGACATTCTTTCCCGTCTTGAGCCTTCTCAGGTGGCCCCTACGCTCGTGCAGACGGGGTGATGCGTGTGTGCCCCCTTTTGGGTCTTGGCGGGGCTTAGATGGCTCAATCCACACCGTTGTCCAGTCGTAGGTTGGCAGCTTGCCCTGCTGCACCTTGCGGCGGTTGGTGAAGGTGTCTCGCACCGATGGGATGTAAGCCTCAATACGCTGATCCATAGCGCTGTACCAAGCCCCAATCTGCGCCAGCATAATTTCTGCCAGTTCCTTATCTATCGGCTCATCATCACTGACTGCGCCGTAACGGATGTTGTCATCCTCGATGAAGTAGAACATCGCAGGGATGGGGCGTAGCCTTGTGCCGCTTGGCCCCTTCCACATTGACACCGTAATGCCCTCGTTTGGATCAGTCCCAGCCACCAGCATAAGAACCTCATAGCTCGGGTGGCTGCGAGTTTTCCCCTTCCAAGTGACAAAGCATTTGTCAAATGGTGGGCGATGCGTCATCACAGGCTCAAGGTTGGCATGTTGATGCTCCGAGAACGCCCCGGTCAGGTCGAACCATTTGATGTCCACAATGTCTACACCAGCATCAGCCATCAGCTTCATAGAGTCACGAACCAGTTGTGTGGTCATGTGTTCTTCTCCTTGAGTTTGGCTTCTGCTTCGTAAATAGCACCTTGCACAGACTTACCCAGATGGCATCCCGCAGCAAAGTTGTTGACCTCATCATTTGTCAGCCCAACCCATGTGCGCTTAGGTTGAATGGTTACGCTGGTTATTTCGTGAGTACCTGCCACCAATGCAGCAGCGTACTTGGCAATACTCTCAGGCACAGATGTGGGCTTATCAACTTCGCGCATCAGTTGCTCAAATGCGTCTTTCATTTGCAACCCCTTTCATCCCACAAGTCACGCACAAGGCTGTCCATTTGCTCCCATGCACTTCGAATAACGCTCATGTGCATTCGACCCTCAACGTCACCTTCATCCAACACATGACCACTTGTTTCTTCAAGTGCTTGCCAAGCGGCAATTAACGTATCAATAGGCTCTGGCCCATAGCTAACATGGTGTTTGATTTCGTGGCGTTTGCCTGACCCCAAATACACACCGCAATCAAGTGGGTTGTCTTGCACGGGTGCTGGTGGGGATGTGTAGAGGGCAACATCGTCAGGGTTGCGTTTGTCGGCATACATTTCCCATCCCGGTGTGCGGTAGTGTCTTGCGCCAGCAAGTTCTCGCCAAGATGTCCACGCCACAGGCTTCTGTGCTGGCTTATAGTCCAGCCCCAACTCTCTGGCGTTCTCTGCCTTCTTGTCGAGGGCTTGCTGTGCAGGGATAGCAGGTACGTAGCCGCCTCCGGGCGATACAAACTCCTGTTGTGCTGGCTTCACTGGCTCAGGCACGTAGCCTTCCCAGAAGTCAGGCTTTGCCCGTGCTTCTTCAAGAATTTCCTCTGCTTCAAACAGCAGGGTGTTCACTGCGTTTGGATGGCAATCTCTGGCTGATTTAATTTTGCCCAGCGCCAGCTTCATTGTTTCTTTGCTCATACCCCACCACCTCTCTTGTTGTTGCAAGGCCAACGGTTGCCCAAGGTAACGGTCACATAAACATCAGCAGCCAAATGTCGCTCAGACGGAATACGATCCAATGACTGCTTAACCATGTCACCCATTTGTCCTAGCGTGACTTGACCAGCAGGGATACAGATCGTCACACCTGACTGCGAATCAGCAACACCAGCGATGTACGCTAAAAAAAATGGTCGATCAGTGTTGAACCTAGTAAAAAGATCTTGACCTGTGTACAGGATTGAACTTTGTTGAGCAGATGCGTTTGTACATAACAACGCAACAAGAATTAGTGCTGCTTTCATGCTGTTACCTCTTTAGCCAAGATGGTTTGCAAACCTTTAAGCATCTGCTCGGCTTCCTTGCGAGTGAGTGCTACATAGTGACTTGATCCGCGACTCTGCAAAGAAAGCCACACACCTCCATCATCCCACTCGTCAACGTGTACTCGCACGTTATCTTCCGTGTAAATTGTTGTTTGAATTTCTGTCATTGCATTACCTTTCGTTGTTGACAGATCAATTGTTGACTTGATTTATTTGAATTTGTATTGGGACTTACCCTATGTCTTCTTTGATTAACACCTCAACCATTCCAATAGTCCCGTACACCTTAGTGCTGTGCAAGGAAACAACCTGGGTGTCATCGTCATAAACGATTCCATTCATGCTGTCTAAGTAGGCTTTGATGATGTTGTCGATGTCTGGCTTCTTGCAAGGCCTCTCCCAACCCTCTAAACAGGCCTTAGAGCGACTTTTAGAGTACGACTGAGGGATAGGTACTGTGATGTAGATATAAGCTGCTACAGGCGTTTTTAATGGTTCATTGGTTCCCATTGCTTGTTTGGCGGCTTCACGGATCAGATCCTCATAGTCTCTGGTCTTGGTAGGTGTGTAGGTGGAGACAAAGTTACCTCTACGGGAAAATCGTGGCCTTCCCTTGCCAACAGGAGTTCCCTCAACCATGAAAGTGACATGGAAAGTCATTCAAGTGTCCCTTCTTTCATTTGGTTCATGTAAGCCCTGATGCGCTCTTTGGCTCCCATGCCGTAAAACTTCTCTGCTCGTTCAAGCATGGCTCTAACGAACTCACGGTCTTGGGTTGTCTGCCAGGATCTAAAAATCACTCTGGCTTCACCCATCTCAATCTGTACTCTGTCGCCCTCTTGTTTCTTCAGTTTGTACATTCACTCATCCTGATTTGATATGTGGGAATACGTAAAAGGCCATTGGGTCTTCACCGTGTCTCTCAAGATACTGCTGGGCATCTGAGTGAAACCACAGCTTAATTGTTGGCTCACCGTTTAACGAGCCTTCATAGTTACGCTGCTTACGGCATAACAAAAGCTGATCAGCCTCTGAGAACTTGGATGAAGCTCTGCCAAGATCTTTCACATCATCTTCTTTTTCCTTGTTACGCCAAACCATCCACACGTTATCCACAAGGTCAACAATCGCTCCTGATCCTTTGGTGTCGTACTTGTTGGGTACGGCATACTCATTTGCTGGTTTCCGTAGGTGGTGGACAAGGTGGACATGGATGTTGTAGTCACGAGCAATCGTAATCAACTCACTGACAAAGTTCTTCTGACCAGACATATCGTCTTCACCCATGACACAGGTAGCCAAGTTGTCAATGAAGATGTGGCCGATAGCAAGTTCCTTGGCACAGTATCTGCACATCCCAATGATCAGGTCTTGGTCAACAGCACCCATCTGGTCATACAGCCATAACTTGTCATCTGTCCATTCGCTGAACTGGTCATACAGGTCATCAATAACCTTGTAGCCATCTTCCGTTTGGAACTCTGGAGACATAGGGTTCATGCCAATCCACATACGAGCCATACGCTGTAAGGTTGTGACAGGCTTCATCTCAAAGGAGGCAATAGCCACTTTCTCACCTTGGCCCATCAGTGACAAAGCAATCTGAGAGGTAACCAGTGACTTACCCGAACTGTTCTGCCCAGCCCAGATAGTGATTTCACCCTTGCGGAACTCAAACGAATCTTTGTGTGACAACCAAGGAAGAACAATCGGGTTGATTGTCTTCTTGATTCTGAGCTTGTCTTTCAGTGCTTCTGAGTAGATGAAGGCACTTTTAACCTTTGCTTGGGCATCTGACTCTCTCATGTAAGCAGAGAAGTCGATGGTGTCTGGAGTAATTATCATTTTATTTACCGAAATAGATTTCTGACCAACCTGTCTGTTTCCAGTGTGGTGCATTTGGTATCAGCACACAACTGGTGACAACCCTAGCTTTTGCTTGTTTGGCAATAGCAAACAGTGCCTTGGCTCGTTGTTCAGAAAAACTACTGATGTTGACAATAAGGCCAACAGCAAACCGAAAGTCGATGTCTTGCAAACGATCACCGTCAACACAGATAGTTGGCATATCACCGAACAAATGCCATTCATCGCAGTTCAGGGACTTGTGGTCATCAATGTAAACGGCTTGAGGAGCCTTGCCAGACATCCTCATTTTGATCAAAGGTTCATGACCTCTCATGACAGCAACCTACGCTTTTCTCTGTCAGCAGCAGACAGTTGACCAGGGATGGGTTTATTTGCAACCCATTCAGCTTTGAAAGATTGCCATCCACGAACACAAGTTTCTTTCAATACGTTTTCCAAAGTCCATCCAGCAAGCTTTGACTGCTCTTCAAGATAACCAATAACCATTGGCGTAATTGGAGCCTTCTTGGCTTTTCTGTGTTGAACAAAAGATTCCCAAACTTCCAATGACACGCCTTCAGGCGCAGCAACGGTAGTTGCTTTCTTTGGTTTTTGGTTTCTGGTTATTGGTTCTTGGTTAGGTTCGAGTTGGGTTACCACTGGGATGCCACTGGGAACCGAATGGAAACCCACTGGGTTTTCTATGGCTTGTTTACTGCCTTTCGGACGACCACCTAACTTACCATTTTTCCTGTTTTTCTCAGCCATCTCTTGGTAGTCTTTGATGACAACATCACATCTCTTGTTTCTCCAGCCATCTTTGGTGTGGCTAAAGAACTCTTTGAGAACAAAAGACAGGGACTCAGGAGTGACCCTTAGCCTCTTGGAAAGCAAAGAAATGTCATCCTCAATTGCTTTTTCGGTGTCGTAATACAGCTCCAAAAGACGGCGATAAGCCAAATCTTCTTCGTTGGAAAGATAGGTAGTGGCGGCTTTATAGTCGCCAATATGATGCGGATAGAAGTACATTTTTACCTCACGTTATCGGTAAGACGTTACTGAAGAAACAGTGGCAGGACGGTAACGAATCGTCTTTTCGGGAGCTACCCTAGCCAAGTTTCAAAACACTGTATCACAAGATCACTTAAAGATCTCATTGATAGGCTTAACTTCTCTATGGCTGGCAATCTCTACCGCCCTCACTAAAGCACCGACAATAGCTGCCTCCCAATCTTCCTCTTGGAGGTGTTGGGACAGTCTGTCAGTAGCAAGGACGATCAGGTCGTATGCCAGGACTTCTTCGATGTTGGTTATGTGGCTCATGTGGTGAGCCTACCAAGAACTAGGAAACCCGCAACTAGGGAAAACACCTATGTTTTTTTGTAAAAACAGCAGATAAAGTCAAGTTTCTTGCTAAATGAAAGGAATTCAATGAACACGCAAGCTCTTACTAAGGTCCGTCAACTGTTCTGTGTTGATGGTGTCCCAGCACACATCCAGCGTCATAACTGCCGCCAGTGGGTACGGTCCATCCGCTTCCTTGGTGACAAATGGCTGTTGGCTAAACCAGTTGGGAGGACACAATGAAAGACTTCCTGATCCAAGCCAAAGAAGACCTGCACGGGGTTCAGTACTGCCCTTACTGCATGGAACCTCGTAACGACAAACGCTCTTGCTGTGGTGAGAACCACTTCATAGAGTTCCAAGACTTTGATGATGACACACAGAAACAAATCATCCAAGACGAATATGACTCAGCAAACTGGAAATGAAATGAATATTTACCAAAAACTCAATGCTGCTCGTGATGAATTTCACAAGACCAAGCTCAAGAAAACAGGCCACAACAAGTTTTCCAACTACTATTACTTTGAGTTGGGTGACTTCCTGATCCCTGCTTTGCAAATCTTCAAGCAACATGGCATCACAGGTGTCATCAGTTTTGGCAAAGAAGAAGCGTCCATGACCATCATTGACGTTGACAAGCCAGAAGACCGAATTGTCATCAACAGTCCCATGTCTAGCGCAGCTTTAAAGGGCTGTCACGAGGTCCAAAACCTTGGGGCAGTACAAACATACCTCCGCAGGTATTTGTGGGTTGCAGCGCTTGAAATCGTTGAACACGATGCCTTAGACTCATCTCCTAAGTTGACAGATGAAGGCATCAAGAAAAAAGGCACTGCTCCAGTGGTAACACCTCGTGGTGGCATTGGTGATGACCTACCGCAAGATATCAAAGAATTCCTGACTGACTTGGCAGCGGGAGTAACAGAGTTGGTTGACCAGGGTATGGCCAAAGAAGGTCTTGCCATGATTGACGAACAGGCACTGGAGGCTGATCAACGTGTTTGGTTGGCTAACCAGATGTCTTCCACCGTGCGTACAGCACTTAAAAATGCAAAAGGTTAAATAATGGAATTCGACAATACAAATCGTGGCATCTTGTCCAAAAATGACAAGAAGACTGAAAAGAAGCATCCAGACTTTAGTGGATCTATCAACATTGATGGTGTTGAACACTGGATCTCTGGATGGAAGAAACAAAGCAAACAAGGCAACAACTTCATCAGTTTGTCTGTACGTCCTAAAGACCCAACTCGTCAATCTAGCCAGCCTACCAACAAGGCCAAGGCTGATGACTTTGAAGACTTCTTCTGATTAACGGGGGAAAGCGGATGCTGGTTGTTAAGTCAAGACTTTTTTAAGATTGCATAAACCAGACGCAGCGAGTACCCCTCCTAATAGGACAAAATATGACAGCCATCAAAACATTCAAAGAGTTCTTTGACATCAAGTTTCCTCGTGTTCGGTCAACAGATCCGATCACCTCGTTTGAGGCGGCAGATTCAATCAAAGAAGCTGCGGTAAAACATCAGCAAGTGATTTACCAGTGTCTTAAAGAACATGGACCTCTTGGCAAGGACGGGATTGCCAGGTTGACCAACATGGACGGCACACAGATTTCTCGGCGTATGAACGAAATGAAAGTCATGGGTCTTGTGTTCTTGACAGGCAAGACAGTCAAATCAGATTCAGGACGCAATGAAAGAGAGTGGACGGTATGAGTTACGCACAAATTGAAATGCAAGTCATCCAATGGGGTGAGGCTAGGGGCATTGTCCAGAACAGCAATCCAATGGCTCAGGCTTGGAAAACAAAAGAAGAATTGCAAGAACTGCTTGATGCAATTGCATCTAATGATAGAGAGGCCATGATCGATGCGTACGGCGATATTCTTGTTACTCTTGTTATGGGTTGCGCCACTGCTGATTTGGACCTTGTGACCTGTTTTAACCATGCCTATGAGCAGATCAAAGACCGCAAGGGTTATCTGTCACCAGAAGGCATTTTCATCAAGGAGTCGTGATGCTTTGTGATGAATGCCAAACAGTCAATCACTGCATGACACATGGGTGTATACCCAAGGTTAAGTTGTCGGCCCTTGATAAGCAGGTATCAGGTGGTCACTACAAAGACAAAGGCATCCAGCCCATTGTCTACATTCACGCCAACAATCTTGGATTTTGTGAAGGTAACGTCATCAAATACGTTACTAGGCACAAAGAGAAGAATGGTGCTGCTGACATCCAGAAAGCAATCCATTACCTTGAACTGCTTCTGGAACTTCAGTACAGTCAGCCGCCAAACAAAGACAAAGCATGATTGGTGTGCTTGATTCGGTCATCAAGGCCGATAGTTCCACCATTGATCTTCTTTGTCAGAGCCAAGTGATTCCCAGACTCAGCAATTGCGTTGAGTTTCTGGGTATCCCAAAACCACCCAGCCGTTAGAGCAGCGTACTGAGGTGTAGCTACAAGGTCAGGCTCCATGATGAAGTCCACACCCAAGGCTTTACCTGCATGGTGATAGTTGGCAGTACCCGTCAACTGAATACAACCACGGCCACGAAAACGCCAGCCATCACCAGAAGCCTCATCCCGATTTGACATACGGTTACTGTAAATACGGTTTGCAATTTTCTTTGGTTGACGCTCATAAGCAGCAGCTTCTTCAGGGGTAAATCCCCATGTTCTACGAGGTGTCCGTGGGAACAGCTTCAACAGCGTAGCAGCACGGTAATTCAGGTTCTCTTCCAACACCCTAAAGTTGGCACTCTCATGACCACATTGACCAATGAATGCGGCCATTTGATTTGGAGTTGTGATGCCAAACCGCTGAAATGTGTAGTTCAACGGGTCAGCCCATTCAGGTCCAATGTGTAGCTGTTTTAGTTGATCAGTTGTTACCATTGATGATGCTCCTCATGTTCTCGTAAGCTGCTACACAAGCATTTAGCTGGTTAATAGCTCTGTCGCCATCTGCTGCAATCTCTGCAATCAATCTCAAGGTTTCACGCTCTGACTCGGTTGGTCCTGTATTACTAGGAGCTTGGTCAGGCGATCCACTAGGTTGGCTTCTCGTTTCATTGCTATCTCTGGGGGCAATGGGGGTACTTGCGGGGGCTTGTACGCAACTTGCGGCGGGGAGGCGCACCCTACCATTAGCAATGAGGCGATTAAGATCAGACTGTTTTTTGTTGACATCATCGTTGGCCTTTCGTAGTTCAGCATCTTTCTCAGCCACAGCTTTAGCCATGTCTTGCTCTTTGGCTCGGGCTTCGTCATTCTTCTTGGCAATCTGTATTTGCATCTCAGCATCACGATCACCCCACCCCCTGCCATACCCCCACTTGTAAATCCCGAACACCACCAGCAGGGCTAGAAACACCACCAATGCTGTTCTTTGGATTGAGGTCATGTGGACTCCTTACGAGCAAGGGCTATTTCAGCACGTTCATCATCAGGCTCTTGATGCTCTGGTGGTGTTGTTGGAGGTGGTCCAGGTGTCCAAGACTCATCAAGTTCAGGATTCTTGTAGCCCATCCAGTTGAAGTCTGGCATGGCATTAGTTGGCTGCGGAGCATAAGCATACTGCTGCACAGGTGGAGCATAGTAATGTGGTGGTTGGGTAGGTGGTACAGGTGTTGGCCGCATAGCATTCACAGCACCAGATACAGCACGTTTGCCAACAATGCCACCAATACCGCCTACGATCAGCAACACGATGTCGTTCAACATCTTGGTGTAAGCCTGATCAATCGGAGCCATCGATTTGATGGGCTGGGTAACAAATGTCACGCTATACAAAAGAGCAAAGACAATACCCGCCAAGATCAGGGTGATCATTACGACCACAAATCCCCATACCCTGACCTCAATGGCCTCGGCACTTAGCCGATCTTCAGGGCTTTGCTGATTCGGCTGGTTTAGTTTGATCAATTTGCTTCTCCAAGATAGGTGCTACCAAGTATTCAGGGCAGTCTTGAGTGAACAAGCACCGTGGCTTTGAACACTCAGGCTTGTGGAAATTGTCAGGGTTCTGGCATGGATAACGGTATGAGTTCTCACACCCTGCAAGCAAAAGAAAAGCAGCCAACAAAAAGTATTTCATGCTCGTACATCCACTGTGTGTTGTTGGGGCTTACTCTGCTCAATCAGCTTGGCGTTATGTTCTTTTGTCTGCCTGATGTCTGACTGCAACTGCTTCAAGTGCTGCTCGTGATTTAGCCTGAAACGCTCTTGCAAGTCTTTCAGGTGTCTTTGGTACATCTCGACTTTCATATGCCTAGTTTCCCCAAGAAAGCTTCAATGACTCGGTCGGCAATGTCTGGTGGCAAGAACTGAAGCACCTTGAATCCGACCCAGATAAAGCCAAGATAGCAGTTGATTTTGAGCCACTTGTCAAAACCATCCTTGACTTCTTTCCACTTGTCCACATCAACCGCATCCGTTACCAGCACAGTAAAAGAGCAATTCCATAATGCCCCAGAAGATGATGATTGCGATCACTGCAATCAATGTGATGGCAATGGTCAACTCAATCATTTCTTTGCGTTTCTTAGAGGCGTTAAGTGCCCTTGCAGCCTCTCTACGCTGTTCGGCAATCTCCTCCTTGTTCATCTCCATCACACGTTGTTGGATTGAGTTCCAAACGTCCATGTTGTTGGTGGAGAAAAACATACCCTTGAGTTGTTCTTCAAAATCTCTCTGAGCCTTGAGTGCCAGTTCGATCTCAATGGCCTTACCCATGTTTGATCCACCAGCCTTCTTGGCCTGATTAGCTGCTTTGGTGGCCGTGTGTTTGGCATCAAAGTACTTGCCGATCAGTGGACCAAGGCTTGAAACATCATCGACTGTTGCCGATGCTTTCTTGATCATGTTTACCGCTGCACTCACAGCAGCCATTGCGCTTACTGGATCTAACATTAGCCCCTCACTACAACAAGGGCGACCTGAAGAAGCCACCACACAACAACAATACCAATGGCAAATTTCACTCTCATGAAAATGCCCAATGAAGAATACGGAGACAATAGAGGACGAACCCCGTTAGAACTGCTGCTCCCAGAATGGCAACAGCAAGATCTTTCATTGCACGCCGTATTGAGGCAACATCCCGATGCCGTAGTTGGCTAATGGATCGGTCGTAATCCTGCTTAGCAATCCTGGGACTCTAGGAGTTGTGTTTGGCAGCATCCGGTTTTGGAATGGTGCGCTAGTAATTGCAGCCCTAGCTCCAGGACGGCCCAAAACAGCACCCATTACAAAAGGATTGGCAGTTGCAACTGCACCAGTTGTTGCGGCAGCAAAATCAAATGGGCTGATACCGGGAACGCTACCAATACGTGCAGTGTTCTGGAACGCTGTTGGGAATGCAGCAGCAGCATCAGACACGGCCTGAAGTTCAGCGGGAACAATCTTGCCAGCAGCAGCACGTTGACCCAACTTAGCACCAGATACGTCACCAGTAGCGGCATTCAACGACTTTTCAATCGTGTAGCTCTTGGCAATGTCCTGACGAGCTTGCTTAAAGTTCTTCATGACATCTGGTTGGTTGAATTTTTGCAGGTTACGTTCTGCAAGATCTTCAAGTTGTTGAGAGGCAAACTTTTGCGCCCTTCCCAAGCTCATATCTCTTGCATTGCCAGATGATAAGTTTGCTTCAGCATCACCTCGCAACCTCTTAATTTGCTCAACAAGACCATCGCCATCAAACCTAAGTTGCTTTAGGCCATTGAGAACATTGATCTCGGCACGAACATCAGTCGTGTCGCCAATCTTCTGCAAGTCAGCAATACGTTTATTGACATCGCCAATGAATGTACGGTCTGTGTAGTAAGCAGGGTTAGACCTCAAAGCATCGTATGCTTGGCCTTTGACAGTACGATATTCCTGCAATACTTGAGGAGTAATCGGTGTGTCAGGAGCAAGACCCAAAGACTTACGAGCCTGAGTGTTGATAACCTCTTGGTTTTTCAGTGACGCAACTTGGCTTGTCTGTTGTTTGCCAGAAAAGCCTTCAAGCAAACGATTCAGAATGGTAGGGTTGACCTGAGTTGGAGGCAGTGTTGCACCTTCAGTAATAGCACGTTGAGCAACTTGCTGTGATTGTGTCAATTGGGCTGGCTGACGAGGTGTTGTAACAGCACCAGTAGCAGCAAAAGGAGCAGACATCAAAGTGCCAGCAAGTATCTCGTTACTCAACTGGGCAGGGTTGACAGTACCAGTTTCTGCCAACTGAGCAGCAGTAGAAGAAACAGCACCACCACCAGCAGCAGCACCAACATTCTGTGCAAGAGCAGCAGTACGTGGAGCATTCTGTGCCACAACTCTAGGTGTAGCAGTCGCCAATGACCTCTGAATGCCACCAGGAATGGCTACGTTGAGTGGATCAAGCATTGCCGTACCGAGACTACCAACAAGCAGTCCAGGACGCTCCTGAGCCGTTCTAGCAACACCAGTAATAATGTCGCTAATAGACTGTGTAGGAGCAGCAGGGCTAGGAGCAGTACGGGTTCTGCCCATGTACTCATCAGAAACTCCAAGGCTACCCAAGACATTCTGGATGCCTGTGTTGATCAGGTTACCAGCACCCATTGCCAATTGGCCTGTAGTTGTCTTGCCACGGAACACATCCAAAGGATTGAAGCTGGCACGAACGTCTTGCAGGAATTGGCTGGGTGGCTGATTAGCTTGCGCTCTAACAGCGTCAACAATGTTGGCCACGTTTGGTGTTGGACGAGGTGCTGGCGCTGGTGCAGCAGCAGAGAACGGAACAAAGTCATCAGCCGCTTGTTGGGCAGGGGCTGTGCTTGCTTGTTGAGTCGCCTTCTGAGGGGCCGTCTCAAATGGAACAAAATCATCGTCTGTAGGTTTAGACATAAAGTTTTGGACCTTCTTCACATAGTTTTGGGTTTCTTTGAATGGTGGAACACCACCATACTTTTCCACATTACCAGGACCAGCGTTGTAGGCAGCAAGAACCAACTCAGGTGAAGAGAAGCGTTGGCTAAGTTGACCAAGATACTTCACGCCACCACGGATGTTGTCCTGCCAGTTCATGCGGTCAACACCAAGCTCTTTGGCGGTGGCAGACATCAATTGCATTGGACCGAATGCAGACTCTCCTGATCGTGTTTTAGGACCACGAGCATCAAACCTACCACCAGACTCAGCGTCAATAACGCCTTGCACCAAGGGCAACGGAACCCCTTGACGCTCTGCCTCTTGAGCAGCGAATGCAAAGATTTCGTCTTTAGTTGCCATTACTGACCTACTATGTAAATTGAGCCATCAGGACGTTTGATTTGGAACTGACCAGATTGCTTGCCTGTACCAAACTGGAAACCTGCTGGCAACACTGGTTTGTCTTTCCTACCACCTTGATTCCATGCGTTAACTTGTTCTGACAAGAACTGGTTGAACTTAGGGTGTGTAAAGATTGGCTTGTTGTCAGGAGAGTTAGCCCATGCCGTAGCAATCTTTCCAGGATCACCCGTGTAGTTCTCAACGAACTGATTACGAGCAATGTCTTTGTCAGCCAAAGCAATCTCTTGTGCAGCAAGAATTCGTGTTGCAGCAGCAGGGTCTGTCAAACTTGCATAACCACGAGCAATGACCTGAGCGTCCAAGTTACTAGCAGCACCCTTTTGCTGTGCTGTCTTCTCAAGCTGGGCGGTAGCAACAGACTGGTTCATTCGGGTAATGTCAGTGATGTCTTGTTCAAACATCTTGCCAATACCTGGAATCGCATTCATGAAGCCGTAAGCACCTGCTTGCAATCCAGTAAGTCTGTTGTTTTGGATTCGTGTTGACAGGTCGTATAACTGTTCAGCAGCAAGCTTACGACCACTGGCAGAGTTAGAGCCAGCCAAGCTATCGTTGGAGAAGGTCTTAAAACGCTCATCAGCAGCAGCATTAAGTGTTGCTTGACCGGGGGATACTGCGGAAACATTACTTGCGGATGCGCCAGTAGGCGCACCAGTACCTTGAGTAGAAGCATTAGGGCCACTAAGCAAAGATGACCTTGGAACAAGTATTTTTTGCTGGGTACGTGGATCAATAATCTCTTGAAGCTGACCTGAGGCTTGACCAACTGCTTCAGCACTTGCAATATCTTGAATTGATTGAAGAGCGCCACTTGCAGTACGAATGCCTGTTGGGTTACCGTTTCTGTCAAACACGTATTCTTGGTTTGGCTTAAGTGGTGGCAATGCATTCCTTGCAACAGCGCCAGCATAGCCTGGAGCATTAGTTACATTAAATGTTGCCTGTCCACCTTCAACAGATGGCGTAACAACAGTGCCAGATCTCGGATCAAAAGTAGGAATACCACCAACAATTTGCTGGTTAGGATTGAGCAGCAAGTTACCCTGAAGCTTGGGCTGCATAGCAGTAATAGTCTCTCGGATTGGACCTTGTACTGTTGGAGGCAGTCTCAGAACATCTTGCAAAGCATTCTGAATGTTGAATGGCATACCTTGACTACGAGCAGCAGCCAACTCATTCTGACGAGCCTCAACATCAGGCGTTACTGGACCTGTGAACTGTGGGCTAGATTCATTGAACTGCGTAGGCAAGTAGCGATTCTGAAAATCAGCAACAGCTTGACGCTCAGAAGCCTTTTGTCGGGCCTCTGTAATTCCTCTTTGCGCTGTTGTGTATTGCTCAGGAACACTCAGGGCAGAGCGCAAACCCATAGAAGGGTCATTGCTCAATAAAGAGCCAAGCAAGAACTGTGTAGTGGCTTGCTTTTGAAGATCGGTTCTTTCCTGTTCGCTAAGACCAGTAAGAGCAGCGTTTGACAGTAAGCCAAAATTGACGGGCATAAATACTCCTTACAGGCCGAGAACACCAAGTAGACCTTGGCGTGAACTAGATTGCTGTTGCATACCAGAACCACCACCAACATTAAGACCCAATGCTTGGTTAATGATCTGTTGTTGCTCAAGAGGCAGATTACGGATTGCATCCAACTGAGCTTGCGAGAACTGCTGTTGCGCTCCACCCTGTTGAGCAAGAGCATTAGCCCCTGTAAGACCCATTTGCTGGCCTTGAGCAGCCACACTGGCAAGCTGACCAGAAGCACCAAGACGCTGTTGGTTAGCCTGAAGACCAGCACCTTGATTGGCTAGGTTGGCTTGCAAGAAGTTAGCAGCATTCTGTTGGGCAATCTGATTCTGAGCAGCAGCAGTAAACTGGCTTGCTTGATTCGTAGCCGCTTGATTTGCCAAGCTGGTTTGTTGTTGGTTTTGCGTGTTAAGCTGACCAACATTGAAGTCAAAGCCTTGGTTGGACAAAGCAGCCCTGAGCATGGCATCCTGATTAGCCTGAGAAGCAGCCAAACCTGTAGATTGGTTAGCCAAACGAGCTTGTTGCTCCAACTGAGCGTTGGTCAGGCCAAACTGAGTGTCTACACCCTGATTTGCCAAGGCAGCACGCAAAGCAGCATCTTGGTTAGCAAGACCGAACTGACCAGCCAATTGCAAGGACTGCTGAGTAGTGGCAGCGTCTTGGGCTTGGTTAAGCTGTTGGGCTTGCATAGCACGAGCAAGATCGGCCTCAGAAGCTTGTTGAGCAGCTTGGAAGGCAGCAGCATTTTGTTGAGCAACCAAACGAGCAGCATTCTCACCAAAAGCTCGGTTAGTCTCAGCCTCAGCAACACCCTGACGAGATCCACCAAAAGCGCCAGCAGCAGTAGCTTGGGCAGCAGTCTGTTGTTGTTGCAACTGTCGTGAACGCTCCAAATCACGCAAGCTTTGCTCTGTCACAGCCTGTGTGTATGGGTTCATGTACGACTGAATATTCTGATTCAGGAAAGAATTAGCCTGAATATCACGAACATTCTCACGGGCTTGTGGAGCAATCTGACCAAGAGCCTCAGAAGCCACTTGAGCGCCAGATACACCAGTAATGCCAACATCTCTAGCACCAGCACGATTGGCTTGGGCAGCAGCAACACGTTCAGCATTGATACGCTCGGCATTAACATCACGAACGGCATCACGGCCAAGTTGAGCAGCTTGTGCTTGTGCGGCTGTGTAGCCTTGTGCAGTTACATCACGAGAGGCAACTTGCTGAGGACGGTACATACCAGCACTTGTAGCCAAATTGGCAGAAGTGTTGAGTTGACGCATTTGCTGACTATTGGGGTCTGCAAACTGACGAGTAACTTCAAAAGACCGCTGTTGGTCAGGAGTGAAATCAGCAAACTGTCGGGCTTGCAATCCTTCAGCGACACCTGTTGCACGGGTTACGTTTCCTAGAAACGCATCACGCATTGCAGGATCAAGCTGCTGCGTGCTTTGGCTGCTACCACCAGACATAATTACACCTCCGTTGAAAGCCAATAATGTGTTGGCTTCATGTTGAATTTAGTGACAAAAGTTCGTGACCAACCTCTACGCCCTGTTAGAGTGATCTTGCGGCATCCCATGTCTTCAGCGAACTTCTGAATATGGGGGGTTAGCGTTTCTAGTTCCTCTAGATTGCCACCAGCCAAAAAAATGTGCAAAACCTTCATCCTTGGAAAGTTCTGCACTTGCGTCACTACGGCACTATTACTAGTCGGCCATAGCTGCATTGTCCCATTTGAGATGCAATCAGCTACATCTTCAATGTTGTAAGTGTTATCGTATTCTAAGGCAGGTTCAAGTATTTGCTCTACTTTTTGGAAAAGCACAGCCCACAGTGGAAGTTCACCATTGAGCTTGTACTTCTCATAATCCATCAGCGCATACTTCCAGGCTTGCCATCAAAACGAATAACCCCCACTCGCCAATCACTCAAATCAACACCCTCAATCTTGACAGCAATCTGCCGTCCAGTAATCCGCAAAGATGTTGGCGAATTCATTGAATATGGACCGTGGTTATATTCCACAGAATTGGGGTAAAACTTGGTGCTTAGACGGGCTTGGACATTACCAGCAGTCTTTTCATCAGGAATAAGCCCAGTAAGGCTCAATACCCTGTCACCAGCACCCAATTCAACAGGTCCAGACTCAGCAAATGGGATCTGGGAATCGTAGTTAAACCCAACTTCATGCTCATACAGATACCCATCTGTGGACATCATGATTGGGTTTGAGAAGATTCCACGGTCAGTACCTGAAGTACGAGCCAATGTACCGATAGCCCAATGGGTTTCACGGTAGTTGTAGGTCACGTAAGAATCCACTTCGTTGGACCCAGAACTAGGATAAAACCACCAGATCTCACCGTAAGATGAGTTGTGTACGCAGTAGACCTTGGAGGACTGAGTGTGGTTCATGTTGGAGAACACATAGTCACCAACGTCAGAAGGCAGTGGTTTCACAAAGCCATCGTACACCCAGAATCCTGAGCCAGACATCCAGATACAGGCGTTATCAGTAGCAGCAACAGCTTGCTTGGAGATAACCCCACAACCCGTACCAACACGCTCAAAACTGTAAATGAATGGTGGGCCAATATAGGTGGCTGTGTGGACATCTACGTCTGTAAACAAGATGGTGGAGCCACGAATCCGCTTGGCACACATCAAGGAGCCAATGGTTGTCAGTTCAAAGTCACCAGCCTGGTTTGTAGCAGCAGGGGTCCACAGAGTATTGTTCTCTTGGTCGCACCACTGAACCTTACGGGGATTACCACCAGCACCCAAAGCAAAGACAAATCGCTCTTGAGTAACGATCAGGCCTGTGCAACTTGTTGGTGCGTTAGTAATAGGAGCAGCATCAGAAGATGTGTTCAACTGCCACTCAAGCAACCTGCCATCTTTAGAGGAACAAGCCACCAGATATTGACCAAAGGTGTCCATGCTCCAAGTGGTAGCAGGGGTGTACTGACCAAGGTCTGGACGGGCAACACCGTAGGCAGAACTGCCATAAGTGCCGTATCCGTAACCGATCTTCAGAACAGCATTGGGATCACCCGCAACCAAGTCATTGGGAGAGATGTCAAAGACAGTACCAGCCTCATTCATTATGTACAAATGAGTGTGTGTACCAATACCGATACGTCTGTTGTTGTTGTTGTCACGCCAGTTAATCAGGCCACGAGACAAACCACTTAGCTGAGTAGCAGAACGCTTCCTCCAGCCACCAACAGGACGCAAAGTACCCTCGTACCACCGAACTAGGTTGGCATCGTTCCAGCGCCCTTTAGATTGGTATTCAGTACCGTTCTTGTAGACACCTGCGGGTATTGGGAGTGGGATGTAGGCCATGATGTTTTACTGGTTAGGCAAGTTAGACACAAAACTTATTGTGGCTACTACAGAGGCTGTTGAAGGATAGTTTCCTGATGCCGCAAAGTGTTGAATTGATATGCTCGTGTTATCAGTTTCCCACCAAATCTCAACGTAATCATTTGCATTCAAGCTGACATAATAATTCCAACCAGCAATTAAGTGACCAGAGATTCCTCCGTGACTATTTGGAATTGAAATGTAACCAGTTGAACCAGTGACCGATGTTCCATTTATTTTCAGCCAAACTCTTACGTCATGAATTTGACTGTCTGTATTTGTAAACTGACCAGACCACTGCAAATTCCAAATTCCAGCATCAGCAACTGTGATCCGTGAATTGCTTGCAACGGTTACACCATTGGCATAGTCTAACGTGCCAAGTGTCATTGCATATGGAGTATTTACAGATGCAGCAGTTTGATCAACTACGCTCTGAAAGGCTCCGTATGGGAAGTTCAGATACTTGCCACCAGAAGGGCCAATCAAAGAACCAATGATATTTACCAGCTTGGTGAAAAACAACCTCAAGATGCCATTGTTTGGTTCTGGACATCCTGAGAGTAAACAGCACCCGACAAGCCCAAAGAAGGCAGGGCAGGGCTGTCTAGTTGTTGTTTTACGTTAGCCATCAAATACCAAAGACTTTCTTGACAAACTCAGCAGCAACACCAGGACCAAGCAAGACAGCAGCGATCACTGCATAAAGCAGATACTCAATCTTTGCCATGCGCTTAGATCCTGATTCAAAGCTTTTCTGGATGCCCTCATAACGCTGGGCGCAAACGGCTTCATGGGTGGTCAATCTGGCCTCCGTTGCATCAATCTTGTCCGGCATTTATTACTCCGGTTGAGTAGGCCAATCGATAGTCCAAGGGAATCCTGGTTGAATAGTGACATCACGCAATGCTTGACGGTATGCAGCCCATGCAGCTTGGTCAACAGGAGCGTCAGCCACCTGAGTCCAATCGCTGTCCTTCAGCTTCTCACCACGTTGGGTGCGAACAGATTTAGCTTGTTCAGCATCCTTCATGGCTTTGTAAGCAGCTTCCTGTTCAGCAGCCGAGGATTCCTCGGTATCTGTGAAGGTAGGGCCAAGGATGTACTTGGTGTACCACTTACCTTCGATCTGCTCAACACCGTCAGGCATAGAGTACTGATAGACCGTGCCGCCAGTTGCTTGTGGGCCTTCAAAGACCACATCAGCACCCAAGCTGTCGAGGATTTCCTCTGTTGTTTGACCCCATGTAGGGCCACCGTTGGCTTGCTGGTATGCACGAAACTCTGCCTCGTACATCACTGCGCCTGTTTGTCGGATTCTGATTTGCACTTGATTTCTCCTATCAGGCTATTGCCATAAACAAATACGAAATACCGCTGTTGTTTGCACCATTGCCAGCAGCGTTGCTCAGTTCAAACCCTGTTGCAGCAGTGTCCACCCAATCGGTGTTGGTGACTTCGGCGGCTGTGCTGTTCAAAACAAGGTAGGGGTCATCACCCGAAACAATGCCTCGTGCGCTGTCCCACACCAACCAAGGACCTGTGGTGCTGGTGGCCTTAATGAGAACAAACCTTGCACCACCTGTGAATCCGCAGTCAATGACTTGGGTTGCTCCTGTGCCTGTGAAAGTCCCAACTTTGCTGACACCAGGCGCTGATGCAAATAAGTATGCAACGTAAGTTTGCCCTGAAGCATTTATTGAGTTGTCTGATGGAGCACCAGAGCCAAACCCAAATGTAGTTGACGTTGGGGTGGTGAAAAAATCCGTAATTGAACTTTGCTGAGTTGTCCCGTTAAGCAAAAGAAAATTATTAGTTGGCGAACTTAAAATACCACCCCCAACTATCCAGTTACTAGTGCCACTTCTGCGTTTAATAATCCACAACTCAGGTGCAACACCTAAGTTATGTGCCAAGGTTCTTGCAGTGGAATCACCCGTATAGCAAACCTCATCAAAGAAGCCCGGAGCACGCCTGAACATCCAAGAAGTTCTGGTTGTTGCCGTTGCATACCAGCCGCTCTGATACGCAAAGTTGAAATTGCTTGAAGCGCCTTCTGTTGCAGTTGAGTTTGTCACCAAATACGTGCCTTGCAACAGCCGTGAACTGTTGTACCAATCTTCGACCCCAGAGGCGTCTTTCATCAAAGCCATGTCAACGGGGAACCCCGCATTAAACTCGGGTGCGCTTGAAGAATTTCCAATTTCCGCTTGATAAACACTCGTCCCGGTCGTAGGAGTCCTCATCGGGCCACGGCGTATGGCGATGTAAATGAGTGTTTGACCCGCTAGTAACGAAGAATTTGTAGTAAATCCCGTTGCGTTTATGTTTATGTAATTAGAGTTTGTTACTTCAGCCGCAGTTGAATTTGGCAAAAGCACAGCTTGGTCTGCCCCAACGGGTAAACCACGCATATTGTCAACTATGTACCACGGGGACGTAGAAGTTGAGCTTTTAAACAAAACCCATTGAGGCTCATAACCAAGTGTTACTTGAGGATTGCCTGTATTAACAACAGACCCACACGAAATCACATTGTCCGTACCAGACAGGCCAAAGCCTCCTGCGTTGTGGGCGAATAGGTAGGCTACGTAGGTAGTACCGGGGCCGTTAACGTCACCATCATTGCGAACAGTAAATACCGTGCTTGTCGGCTCTGTGTCATCCCAAAAACCATTAGTTGTGCCACCAATACCTGTTGAATTAAGGTATATGTATTTTGTGGCTCCTAAAGAACGGTGATAGACAGCCCAAGACCTAGTGTCATTCGTTGCTTTTACGATGATGCAACCCGGCACAGAACCAAGATTATGAGCAATGGTCTGTGTTGATCCTGTCCCCGTATACGTCACCACATCAAAAAACTTCGGCTGCTTGCGGAATGTCCATGAGGCGAGGTTGTCACCAGAAGCGTTAAGCCACCCTAAAGATGTACCTACAGAAAATCCATTTGAGTTGAAAGCAGTTAGCGCATTGGTGACAACACCGAAAACGTTCTGTTCATTTGCCGAATTAGAAGATAAATAGTTGTTAACACCTCTGACAGTATCGAACAAGCCATGACTAACTGCCGCGCTTCTATCTTTAATCCAAACCAAACCACCCTCACCCGCCAGATCAATGTTGTTGGTGATGGTCTGTGTAGAGCCGTTGCCTGTGTACAGCCAATTTTGGAACACCTGCTCTATATATATTGGTTCAAACGGGACACCACCACCGAAAGCGTCATAGCTTGCTGCACCTGATGTTGCTTGTAATGGCATTAAAACCTCCATCCTTTGCTCAAATTCTCTTGAGCAGTTATAACTTGTAAATTCCAAGGAACGTGCATACCAGCCACGTCTTTGCCGTTGATCGGGACGATATGGTCAACATGGTGTTTTATACCAGTTTGGACATATCTTGCTTCCGACACATCGTACATTTCTTGGATCATTGCTTTATCCACTGCGGTCAACCAAGTTGGTGTAGCGGACTCTTGAGCAGCCCTACGTCTAGCTCTTGCTGCCACATACCGCTCCTTGTTGGCCTTGTAGTGTTCCTTGATGTATTCAGGGTTCCGCACACGCCAATCGGTACTAGCCTTAAGCGCATAGGCTTTAATCTTTTCAGGATTTTCCTGTGCCCATTTGGCTTGATCAGCTTTGACTTTTTCAGGGTTGTCTTTGCGGTACTGCTTGGCATACTCGCTTCGCTTTTCCCTGTTTTTTTCATCGTACTTCTTGTTGGTTGCTGCCACTTTGTCTGGATTCTTGGCACGCCACTCACGTAAGTACTCACGTGTTTTCTTGCGGCTTTCATCAAGGTTTGCAAGTCTGCGGTCATTCTGCGCTTTAACACGGCACTTACGGCAAGTACCGTAGTGCTTGTTGCGGCGCTTATCCAACTGGAACTCGTCCAGCGGTTTGTCCACGTTACATTTTTTGCAAATGCACATGATTAGGCTTTGAACTGTGTCACCGAGGCGAGAACAGTAAAGGTTGCACTTCCAGTTTTCAGAATCAGAAATCTGTACGAATCGATGCCACTTGCGTTGCCCGCTGTAGGCGCACCACCCAACCAGCGTGTCGTCACGCCAGAGGTTGTGCCATCCACTTGAACAGCAGAGTTGTAGTAAGCAGTAGCGCCTTGAGTGACCAAGAAAGCCACAGTGACCGACTGACCTGTGGACAGTGCAGTGTTCAGTGATGTACCACTTGAGGCGCGGAAGTTAACCGTCCAGTTGGCTGATGCGTCAGAGGTGTAGTACAGCACCGACTGAGTGGTGATGTCATAGTTGATCGTGCCTGTAGCTGCTGTGGCCGAGACAGTAGCAACTTCAGCGGCATCGTTAAGGACAATAGCCAACTTGGCGCTTGTGCCTGAGAAAGTCTGTGTGCCTGTGAAGGTATTGTCTGCTGATGTACTGAAACCAGCAGCAGGGGTTGTCGATTGCCATGTAGTGCCGTCAGAGGTCAGCACGTTGCCAGATGTACCTGGAGCAACTGCTTGCAAAGCAGAAGTACCGTTGCCCAGCAATACGTTGTTGGCTGTCAGGGATGTTGCACCTGTACCGCCATTAGCCACTGGAAGAGTGCCAGTAACACCTGTTGTCAGTGGCAAACCTGTGCCGTTTGTCAGGGTCACGGACTGTGGCGTACCAAGGATTGGAGTCACCAATGTAGGCGAGGTAGACAACACGTTGTTGCCAGAACCAGTGCTTGTGCCAACACCAGTTCCACCTTTTGTGACTTTCAGCAGTGGACCAGCGTCAAACAAACCATCAATAGAGTCCAGATCGTTGTTGATCTTGGTTCCCCACGTATCCGTAGAAGCTCCAACTTCAGGCTTTGTTAAGCCAAGATTGGTGGTGGTTGTATCAGCCATGAATTACCCCTTAATTGTTTACACAGACACTGTTGTCCAGATTTCAGACACATCAGGCTCTGTTTCCCATTTCTTTCTAGCATTGATCGCAACACTAGAAACATCAATGATGATGACTTCGCCTGGACGCTTACGGTTGTATTGAATGGTCAAGTTACTCACTCCAACCATGTCAACATTGCCAACAGCATCCAAACCGCCAGCAGCCGTCATTTCAGAATTACTTACGATTGATAACGATGTGTTCGATATCTTTACAGCATCTACGGAGACTGAGCTAGTTGAGAAGATCTCAAACTGAGCATCTTTAATCTTGTCTCCAGCAATGACAACAGTGGACTCGTCAACTATTGCAAGCGCACCTAAGTACGCCCCAAAGGAGTAACGACCTCCACCGTAATCACCACGCCCGTAAGCAGCCATATCAGCTCAGTGTGATAGACAGGCTGTTTGCCGGAATGCGGAAGATGTCACCATCGTTAATTGCTTTGGCAGTGGTCAAGGGCGCCCAAGCAATCATGTTGCCACTAGTAGAGGCATCAAAGATAGCAGCCCAGCCAATTGTTCCCCAGTTACCACCAGAAGCAGCACCAAATTCAATGGCCGCTGCATTGGTAAACGTGGTTGCTGTGCCACTACCGGAAATTGTTCCTGTGGCTACTCGTGTATAGCCACTGCCAGAAACTTCAGTACCACCGCCAGTATCACTTGGAGCAGCAGTAAACAGGCCAACAAACCAAGCTGTTGGACGAGTTGCTGACGAGCCTGTAAACAGCCAAGTCAGAGCCAAATTCTCTGTGTAATTTGTAAAAGATGACATTTATTACCCCAATGATCGGGCACGGACAATAGGAGTTGAAGAAACAGAAGCCCTTTGATCTGCTACTTCAATGTCGCCTAAGGAGTTGGTATAT